CTTCACTCTGTGTTACAGTTTGCATCACTCCAGTGTGAGTAGAAGTATCACCACCGATATGGAAACCTACAATTGCTGGGCTTTTAGCTTGCAAAATAAGCATACCCATGCAAGCTCCATTTTGCGCAAGGCGAGTTTTGTAACTTCCTCCATAAAAATCAGCATTCCTATGACCAACTTCTCCGTGCGTTACAGCCACTTTATCTTGGAGAAATTCTCCCTCCTTGCGTACAATAATATTGCATTGGGATATTCCTTTCGGTTTAGACAAAGGTAGCATGTACACGCGATTCTTAAGGTCGGGGCAATTTGGCACATATACGCTTACCAAATCATGCTTGTCGCTCACTACACTTGAACTGAGTTCACACTTGAATTTGAACGTATCTCCGGCTTTGTTCTCACCTCTATGTACAGTAACTGTAAGGTAACTAGAAGCTATTCTTTTAGGATCAAATCCAGGATAAAACACATGCTTTGGAAAGAAAGCAACGCTTTTACGTGGGAAGAAAATATTACATCGAGACGTTGTTCCATCATCTCGCTGAAATTCAGCCCAAAACAAATTATTCTTTCTAAAACATTCAGTTAATTGTTGTGGCGTTGAATGTTTCATAACAGGAGAAGTTTGAACTGTTGCACTTAGTCTTTTCATCATAAAACCAAACCAAGAAGGTTGACCATCAACATCAGTAATACCAGCAGGAGTGAGACTTTCCTTGGCTGCAATACGTTGGGTATTCCACATTTGAAATAGTTTTAAACCAACGATAAGAGTTGTGGCCGCAAAAGCTCCTTTGAGTACTGTACTGTCTCTTACCGATTTGGCGAAGACAGGCAATGCATCACGCCGGGAAACGTACTCACTTTCATAGTATTGAATACGGGCACGATAATTGGACCAGTAGAACATACCAAGCCCCCATTGCGTGCCTAAACATAGAGCAAAGCTACCTATTGAGCGCTTAGCAAGACATACACCCAACATTCCGGTACCAATAATAGTAAAGAAACGTGATTGACGGCGAAGATCATATGCCGCTGCACTTCTTTGCCACATTGTTACTGACCGCTGAAAAAGAGATGTTTTAAATAACCATTCAGGTGTAATGGAAACAAGAAAAGTTGTTGCAGCACCGTTAATAACATGTGTCATCTCTTTTTGCAATTGGTGTGTTGCCATTTTTCGCACGGGTGAATACCCTAAAAGAGAATTTAAAAAATTGACAGGTGCTAACCATCCGTCAATATATTTCTTAACGGATCGGTAGGCAGATGAAACTAATGCATCGGCAATTGCTTCCATACCCTGTTCTTTAATCTCACATTTACACAATTCTTCTGGTCGATAACATACATCACACATCTTGGCATCATCAAACTCTTTTGATCTCTTCATGAGATTGTCTTGTTTCTCATGATGTTTC